CGACCCTTACCCGACCGACAGCATTTCGGACACTCTGGACCACGAGGCAGAGCCTGCTGAACAACGGGTCGTCTTCAAGCCCAACCCCGGCCCGCAGACGGAATTCCTCGCCGCGCCGGAGCAAGAAATTTTGTATGGCGGGTCAGCCGGAGGAGGCAAATCGTATGCGCTTTTGGCCGACCCCATGCGCTATTTTGACCACCCAAGCTTTGCCGGGATCATCTTTCGGCGCACCAATGACGAGCTTCGCGAACTAATTTGGAAGAGCCAAGAGCTATACCCGCAGGCCTTTCCCGGCGCAAAGTGGCAGGAGCGTAAAAGCCAGTGGGTGTTCCCAAATGGTGGCAGGCTCTGGCTGACGTACCTTGAGCGCGACGAGGATGTCCTTCGTTACCAAGGCCAGTCGTTTTCTTACATCGCTTTTGATGAGATAACCCAGTACCCCACGTCCTTCCCGTGGGACTACATGCGGTCTCGCCTGCGTACTACCGCGCCAGATTTGCCTGTTTATCAACGCGCTACGTCAAATCCGGGCGGACCCGGACACTCGTGGGTCAAAAAAATGTTTGTCGACCCTGCGCCTGCAGGGCAACCGTATACGGCTACGAACATCGAAACCGGGCAGCCTATGGTGTACCCGGACAACCACGAGAAAGCAGGCCAGCCACTTTTCCAGCGCCGTTTCATCCCGGCAAGTCTGTACGATAATCCGTACCTAACTCAGGACACTTCCTACGAAGCCTCCCTTTTGTCGCTGCCGGAGATGCAGCGGCGGCAGCTTCTTGAGGGCGACTGGACTATTGCCGAAGGTGCGGCCTTCTCGGAGTTTCGTGCGGCCACTCACGTCTGCGATCCGTTTGAGATCCCAGAAAATTGGCGTCGCTTCCGCAGTTGCGACTACGGCTACTCCAGCTACTCCGCTGTCCACTGGTTCGCCATAGACCCTGCCTACGAAACCTTGTTCATTTACCGCGAGTTGTATGTCTCCAAGCACACGGGCAAGGATCTGGCGAAGGCGGTTCTGGATGCCGAGAAGGGCGAACGCATCGACTACGGCGTTTTGGATAGCTCTGCGTGGCACCAGCGGGGGCAGGTTGGCCCGAGCATTGCCGAGGAGATGATCTCAATGGGCTGCCGCTGGCGTCCGTCTGACCGCTCTAACGGCGCACGGGTATCGGGCAAGAACCGTCTTCATGAACTTCTGAAGCTAGACGAGACGACTGGCGTGCCGGGCATCGTTTTCTTCAATACCTGCCGACAGATCATCGCCGACCTTCCGGTGATCCCCGCCGACCCCAAGGGTAGCGACGACATCGACCCAAAATACCAGTCTGACCACGCCTACGACAGCATCCGCTACGGCGTGATGTCTCGTCCCCGCGCATTTTCGCCCTTTAGCGATGGCACGGGCGTGCCGACGAAACGCTGGCGACCTGCTGTCCCCCAATTCGGATACTAAGGACACCACATGTCTCTCATGGACCCGACTGCGAGCAATGTCTCGCCCGAAGATTCCACCGAAGCCGATCAGATCGTCCGTCTGGAAGAAGACGAAGACGTCGAACAAGAGAACCTTGAGCTTGGCGGCGTAGTCTCGCACGTTAAGTCGGCGTTTCAACGCGCAAAGGATCGTCGTCGCCACGACGAGGAGCGGTGGCTCATGGCCTACCGCAACTATCGTGGCCTCTACGGCCCCGACGTTCAGTTTACCGACAGAGAAAAGTCTCAGGCGTTCGTTAAGATCACGAAGACGAAGGTTCTCGCGGCCTACGCCCAGATCATGGACGTCCTGTTCGCCGGGTCGAAGTTCCCGTTGGGCATTGAGGCGAAAAACTATCCCGTTGGCGTGGCGGGAGAGGTCCACTACGACCCAAATCAGGTCACGGACGACAAGGTCGAAGAGAAAGCGGGCGTAGAGTATGACGTCCCCCGCCGGTACAACCGCCCGGACATCGAGAAAGAGCTTGGCCCGCTGGAAGACACTCTTGAGCCAGTCAAAGAGCAGCTAACCGAAGGCGCTGGCGACAGTAAAAGTGCGGTGACCTTTGAACCGGCCAAAGAAGCCGCCCGCGAGATGGAGCAGAAGATCCACGATCAGCTCGGGGAAACCTCGGCAGACAAACACCTGCACACTGTGGCGTTTGAATCTTCCCTTTTCGGCACGGGCGTGATGAAAGGTCCGTTTGCTTTCGACAAAGAGTATCCGCGCTGGAACTCTGACGGTGAATACGACCCGGAGTTTGATACTATTCCCCGCGTTGAGGGCATCAGTATCTGGGATTTCTACCCTGACCCGGACGCGCGCAACGGAGACGAACTAGAATTTACGGTTGAGCGGCATCGTCTCAACAAATCCCAGCTTCGTAAGCTCAAGCAGCGGCCCCACTTTCGCTCTGAAAGCGTTGAACTGGCCATTGACTACGGCCCCAGCTACCAAGCAGAACATTGGGAGCATGTTTTGGATGACACCGAGGATGGCGGCAACATCGACCGCTACGAGGTGCTGGAATATTGGGGCGTGATTGACCGAGAGACGGCTGAAGAGGCGGACCTCGAAATTCCCAAAGAGTTTGACGACCTCGACGAGATTCAGATTAACGTCTGGGTCTGCAACGACCAAATTCTCCGGCTTGTCCTGAACCCATTTACGCCGACGCGCATTCCGTACTCGGCGGTGCCATACGAAATGAACCCCTACAGCTTCTTTGGCGTAGGCGTGGCCGAGAATATGGAAGACACGCAGTTGCTGATGAACGGCTTCATGCGGATGTCTGTCGATAATGCGGCCCTGTCCGGCAATCTGCTTATCGAAGTGGACGAGACGAACCTCGTACCCGGCCAAGACATGGACATTTACCCCGGCAAGATCTTCCGGCGGCAAGCTGGCGCGCCGGGACAGGCGATTTTCGGCACTAAGTTCCCTAACGTCAGCAACGAACTCAACATGATGTTTGACAAGGCTCGCCAGCTTGCTGACGAGGCCACCGGCATGCCATCTTATGCCCACGGGATTGGCGGCGTCATGGGCGTGGGCCGCACGGCGTCGGGTATGTCCATGCTGATGGGCGCGGCGGCGCAGAACATCAAGGCGGTCGTCCGCAATTTCGACCAGTATCTCCTAGCCCCTCTCGGAAAAGCGCTTTTCGCGTTTAACATGCAGTTCGGCTTCGACGAGAAGTACGCACGAGGCGATCTGGACGTTAAGGCTCGCGGCACGGAAAGCCTTATGCGGAATGAGGTCCGTTCGCAGCGCCTGCTGCAGTTCATGCAGATGACCGCCAATCCGATGATGCAGCCGTTCGTGAAATATGACTACATTCTGCGCGAGCTTGCGGCGTCTATGGACCTCGACGAGGACAAGATCCTGAATGACCCGCGCGAAGCCTTGATCCAAGCCAAGATGATGGCGGAAATTCAGGAAATGATGCCGCAGCCTCCGCAGCAGGAAGGCGGTGCCACTTCGGGTCAAGGCTCACCCACTCCGGGCGGGCCTCCCTCGCCAAGCGACCCCACGGGAACGGGCAACGGCAACGTGGCTCCGGGGGCGGCTCCTGAGCCGGGTGCGGCAGGCTTTACGGGGGCTGGCGGCGGAGCCAACGGAGGCAGCCCTGCAGGCCCACCACAGGGCGGCACAGCGCCTGTCCCTCCCGGCGCGCGGTAAGGGGTAGAGGTGATGGAAAGGCACGTCTGTCGTCAGCTTCTGCAGCTGGTCAATGACCCGGAAAACAACGACGCCCTGCTGACTTACATGGAAGCCCGCCGGGCCGTCCTGATTTCCCGGCTGGAACAAGCAAACAGCATGGACGAGGTCCGAGCAATTCAGGGCGCTCTCAGGGAAGTGGGACGGCTGTCCACGCTGCAAGAAGAAGTTCGGAAAGGGGCCGAATAATGGCCGAAGAAGACCGCCAAACCGAAGAAGCTTTTCGCGATGGGCCGATGCTTCCTGTGTGGACTGGGGAAGACGAAGAACCCCCCAAGCCTGAACGAGATCGCTTTGGCGACACCATCGCGGAGTACGTCGAGCCAGCACTTAACCGAGCCGTGGAGCGTTTCCAAGACGCCGGGGTGATTGACGTCGACGAAGACGACCCCCGCCTTCTTCAAGCCCTGCAGCGTGCCAACGACTATGCGGGCGACATGGCTATGGCGGGCGTTAA